TAACATGCTGTTTTCTGAAAGTTTTTTTGCTTGCCTCTATACATCATTGTATTAAACATATAATGGCAACCTGGTGCGTCTATCTTTACAAGTTTTACTATACCAACAGCCTGCCCAGGAACTTCCCATTTACATTGTTCGCCAACTTGCATTGATCTTAGCGCAAAATCCACACATCGGTTATACTCTGCCTGTGCAACTCTTGGCACTGTGTAATGATGTTTTTTAATTGTGTTTAATGATATCGCTGTCACACTGCTAGGTTGTTGATAATGTGTGGCAACACTATAAGTAGTGTTAGTATATGAATTACATCCTACTAGTAAACTAGTTAAAAGTAGGATAAGCAAATGCTTCATTGACTGGTCTCCAAGTTTGATTACCGCGGTGGTCTGTAAACTTACATAATAATGTTTCACCTGCTTTTGGATCTCCAATGTTAGTATCCAAAGGCCTACTCATACGACAGTTACTCGCTACTCCAACATCTTTAACAACATGTTCAACTCTAGGCTTATCAGTACACTGTGTAAGTCCTTCACTTGAAACATTGTTGCCTTGAGTATGTATTGTAGTTGTTTGGTAACAATACTGTTGGTTATCATGATACGCATACTGTGGGCTAGAGGAGCAGGCCGATAGTACAGCCAGAGCTCCAATAAGTGTAAACAATTTAAACATTATTCAGTTACCGTAATAACTCTAGATGTATTGTTTTGTGCAATTACGTTTGCAGATTTACCTTCAGCAAGTAATGCATCAAACACATCTTTACGCATAGCAAGTTTTACAAATGTATAGGTCTTGCCTGCATATTTGTATGTACCTGTTTCACGTGATACATGTTCGCGAATTGCTGTGTTGTCAACTTTGTAACTAATAATAGTATCTGTTTGTCTTTGTTCAGAACCATTGTTATCAGAAAACTTCAATACAGTTTCTGAATTGACTTTGCTGTTGATACGTTTTGCAAAATTATTCATTGCAATCGCATACATTTGTTCTTCAGCGGCTTGTACAAAAATACTTTCGCCTGCGCCACAAGCATAAGCATAATCTTCTTTCCACCAGAACCAGCCTTCTGTACCAGTTTCTGCACAATTTGCATACCATTTAGGTTGTGCATATGTGTCACGTTCTGCGATAGTTGTCATCGAAGAACATGCTCCTAGTAGTGATAGAGCACCAATCATGATGCCGGTCTTTATAATGCCTTTCATTTAAGCCTCCATAGCCTTGGTTGTTTGTTCATTATGTTTATATAATACTATAGATTGACCTAATAGTCAACCTGTTTTGGTAAACTAGTTTGACCACCTGTAAAAGATATGTGCGCCAACTCGACCAACAAGATCAAAAGACTTTGCCCATCGCGGTGATACATAGGTTGCGTGATAGTGTGTCGACCCTTCAGTAATACCACGGTATTTCTTTTCAACTACAATACGATATGCAACTTCTTGTGCTTTTCGCCAAGCATCACCATCACGTACTGCATCTGATTTTCCATCACAGTACCAACTAAATTGACATTTGTTTCGAACAGGAATGTATTTCCGTTCACTATCAGGTAAGTCTGGATACTGTTTTGTTTTCCAACTTTCTTTCATACGTGCTTGCATTACTACTTCGCAAACTGTATTAGGATAACGTGTATCAAGTGTTCTATTGATTGTTACATCAGCAACAGCATATTGTCCTGCTAATGGTTCTGACTTTGCTTCGTGATAAATGTTCATTGCTAAACAATAAAGTTCTGGTTGATTTTCTGCTGTGTATATTTCGCCTTTAATTGCGTTTTGGAATAACAATGCACCTTCTGCGTATGCATTATTAAATGTCAGTATTGCTACTGTTGCGATTAAAACTTTCAATTTCATGTTACCTGCCTCTAGGTTGTTGTTTTATTTAAGTTTGATTTAATTTACTAAACTACTCAGTTTAGTTTCGGCGCATTTGTGCAATTTCTGTTGCCTGCTTCGAACCAGTCTTATCGTCATCATCTGCAAACACTGGGACCATGTTGCTCTTATGCATGGTTGCAATACCTACAAGTCTACGCTCGCCTGAGTACTGTAGTGGTTGCCGTTGAAGTGCTGGGGCAAAACTATCCTTAGTAACACGACTAGGTACGTGTTGTGTTTCACGCACTTTGGGACCTTCGTAAGTCCATGCCTTGTTAGATGTTTTTGCTTTAGGTTTGAAGTTGCCGCTTACATATTCTACGTACTCGTCGAACGTCATCACATTACTGTGTGCGTGAATACGTTTCATATATTTGTTGTGTTCGCGATGATCTTTTTGTAGTTTTTCTAGTCTACCGGCAGTCATCTTAGTTGCCTTGCGTTTTTTGGTATTGAGCGATGTCATACCGCGTACTAAACTCATTGTCATACTATTGCGCCTTTCGTTTGCCTATTACTTGTATATAATAGCACGCCAAGGCGCAAAAGTCAAGTTATTTTGGTAACTTTAATTACGCAAATGCTCTTCTTTGCATAATTTTGTATGTAGATTCTGGTCTACCTACTGAATCGTTTGAGTTAGTTTCAACTACTCTTACGTCAAAACCAGCATCTCTTAGCTCAGTTAATCTAGCACCTGGAGACATAATGTCCAAGTTGTCAGTTAGATCTACTGTAGTAAAAGATTTTCCATTACCCCAGTATTTTTCTAGGATTTGTTGGTTTTGTGTGCCTTCTTTAAAGAACTTAGTTCCTTTAGCTTTAGTTTTTGTCATGTTACTCCTTATTATTTTTATTATTTGTTTTAACATAATTAGACATATAATAACATAATAAAGCGCGAGTGTCAATCTATTTTGGTAAACTACTTGTTTTCCATTAGTTTTTGCGCTTTTTCGTAGTCTTCTTGCGAAATTACGCCTTCTCTAAGTAGTTTTTCACGGTTTGCTAGATGTTTCATAGCAATTTCTTCTTTAGATCCGCCAAAGTATGCTACAGCATGTCCTTCTTCAATAAGAATATCTGTTACAAGTTCTGCTGGTTTGTTTTCCCAACGCTCTACTTTGAAGTCTCCTAAGATACGTCCGAACTTGCCTTTCATATCTTCTCCCTTACGATCTTCAGTAGTAATAAGTTTACCACCGTCTGCCATAAGTTCTTTCAAACGTGCTTTAGCTGCTTCGCCAAACAAGTCTTCTACTTTATCTCTTGTGCGTGACTCAGGCGTATCAATGCCCATAATACGAACACGCTCGTCTGTTAGTGTTACACCAAAACCTAGATCAATGTCTACGTCTACTGTGTCGCCGTCAACTACTTTAATTACTTTTACATCATATTCATTCTTTTGCATTTTGTTATCCCTCTAAGTTTAATGCTTGATTGCCCCATTCTTCCATTATGAACTCTCCAAACGCTTGTCCGAAGAGCCACATGAGTGTAAGAATTACTACTCCTGCACATATTATAATTGTCCACACCCAAATTTGTAGTAATGGGTGTTTGCCTTCTGTCCAATGTGCAACTTTCTTAATTTTGTTCTTTACGCCATCTAATAGATAATTTCCTATAAACCAACGTGCTAATCTCATTACAATTAGTATAGGTGAACTTAGTACGTCAAATAATATTAAAAACAGATCGACAGCTAGATCCACAATATGGTCTATGTTCAACCATTTGCGAAACCGTTGCCACATTTAATCGTCTTTACAGTTACAGCCGCCGCTTTTAGATCCTACATACCCTGCCACTACGCCTATTACACCTGTGATTGACATTTGTAACAGTTCAATAATGTTCTGATCTAAGTCTGCGTCATGTTCTGCCGCCATAGCAAATTCATCTACAATAATAATACCTAGTAATCCCATTAGGCCTACTGCCATTATTAATACTATTATGCCTTTAATATCTTTCATTTGCGTTTCTCCAAAATATCTTTCATGACATTAGTTGCTGTGTTAGTAAAGCACCTTGGTGCTACACTGTGTATTATTAGAGCAGGCACTAACAGTTGCAAACGTACTGCTGTTTTCAATGCTACTGCCATATGCTCTAAAGGTGTTTGCTCGACTGATGATAAATGTAACTTGCACTGCTTACTGAACATTGCTCGGACCTATCATATCAAACAATGCCGGACCAAAACTACTTGCGGCCCAACCTAATGCTACCAAAGTAATCACTCCGTAGATTAACCATTTAATCTTAAAGTCATCTACTGTCATCTTCAGTCCTACTAGTTCGTTGCCTAGTATGCGTAATGATACTTCCATTTTACCTGTGTTATCTTCTGCCATTTTTATTTTCCTTGTCCTCTATACTTCTTATAACTTCGCTTCTTACTCTTGTTCATAGAACTAAACTTTGTTCTATTGTTTCCTATACTCGTCTTCTTTGGCTGTGTTTCGTGTGGTACGAAAAACTTATGTAATTTCATAACCCTCCTTGGTTATGTATGTATTTATTGATTTATTTCTTTTTTAGAAGGGTATTGTAGTGATGAAGGCGCTGTCGAAGCATCTCTTGTGCCATAGGATCAGACTCTTTGCGTAATTGCTCGTTGATCTGTTTACAAATCTCAGAGGGACTTTTACGCCTACTTTTGTTTTTATTATGTTTCATGGAGTATTGTATTTATTCATAAAAAAAGGGCCGCCGAAGCGACCCCAAGTTGTTTGTTTAACTATTAAAAGTTAAAACTAATCCCCGCCATTGGTGACCATTCTTTTGCATCTGTATCATAATCAATACCTGCACTTAGTTCTGCGCCTGCGTAGTTCAATGTGTACTCACCACCGATGTGCTGTAGTTTGTTATCATCTGAACCGTTGATGTATGCTTCTAATCCACCAGTTGCTACTGAACCTTCAAAAGCCCAATCTTCTGCATCTGTATCATATGTTGCCATACCGCCTGCTGTCATCATACCTAAGTCTAGTCCAGCAATTTCTGCACCTAGTACAGTGTTTTCGCTTGTACGGTTGTAGTCAGCACTTGCTGTTACATCTACAATACCTGCGTCTAGTGTGTATGCACCTTGTAGGTTGCTTACTTCTGATACGTCAGTTGTCCAATTTGATAAGCCTACTGCTACACTTGCATTACCAAATGACAATGCTAATGATTCTGTCATTGCTGGTTTTGCTAGTGTTCCGTCAGCTGATGCATTTGCACCTGTTTCTGGTAATAGACCGTTGTTATCACCAAATGCTAAACCTACTGCACCAATAGTAGTTCCTACTGTCCATGTGTCCAGTGTTAGAGCATTACCGTCTGTTGCTTTAAAGTCTAGATCAACAGTTGCTACATCACCGGCATCAACGTCTAGTTCGATTCCCATTGTGCCTGCTGTTTTGCTTGCTGATGTTTCTGCAAAGTCTAAGTTTACTGCACCAGTAATAACTGGAACAGGAGAAGTAGTAGCTTCTACTACTGCTGTTTCTGCTTGTGCTAGTGTCGCTGATGAAAGCGCCACAAGAGCCGCAGTGGCGATTGTTGTTATTCGCATATTGTTTTTCCTTAAATTTTATTTAAAAGTGCTTACCTTTTTGTTTGCACTGTATTACTTATCTTCAAAAAAGCGAACCTACGCTAATTTGATACAAAATAATAAAGAGTGTTACAATTAAGCAACACCCTTTATCAGCTATGTTTGGTAACAAGGTCTAACTACCTCGTAACAGCCTAGGCTGCTAAACTATAATTCGCGTTTGCAATTATAAAGTTTGTTCGCGTTAACCGAGCTTACATCCGGGCAACTCCACTCTTCTACTAATCCGCCTGTCGATCCTAGTTCAGCCCCATCATAAAAACATTCAGCAAATGTGCTTATGGTGGAGCTGCGCGGTACTGCCCCGCGGTCCAGCTCGTCGTTTGAATTGCTTCAACGTCACACTATATTTATACACTCAATTTTTTTATTTGTCAACCTTTTTATGCAGTTATCATTTGAATATTCTGTGATAGTTTTGCATCAAACTCTGCATCAGTTTGTGAATGTAACAATCCTTCACTTAATGCTCTACTGAAACTAGCAGTTACATTGTCATTAAGTCTAAGCCTATTACATGCTTCTGCTGTACTATATCCTCCACTTAAAAATACAACACGTTCTACATTAGGAAACGCTGTAAGGTTGTGATATAAGTTGGGTACTTCTGGCGGTGTTAGTTTAAGAATGCATTTACCTGGAAACTCATCTAGAAACTCTTGTAAGTGATACATAAGAGCTGATTCAACTTTAGCTTTAATAGGATTGTCGATAGGTATTTCAGGCTCAATGATTGGTACAAGACCGTAGTCACAAATAGTACGAGCAAGTGTAAACTGTTGTTTGAGTACAGGATGTACCATGCCTACACCTTTAACAATGCTACGCATCTTTGTACCATAAATCTTAGGACCAATGCCGTTTGTAGCAAACTCTAACATCTGTTTTACTGGAAACTGTTTGAGTGTTCCATCTTCATCGCATCCACTGTCAATCTTTAGAAACGTGTCAATGCCTTTTTCGTCAAGCACATTAACCATACCTCGTGTTACTGTGTCTTGGTATAGTATTGCCGCCCAAATGTTTGAGTCATTAAAGTCTGGTGAGTTAACCATACGTAAACGCATTTCGTGTACACGTTCCATTTTGTTATTTTCTATGTAATCACGTCCGTAGCGTTCTAGTACGCCACCTGTGCTTCCACCACTGTGATCCATTGCCGCAATAAATCTGCGATCACTCATATGACTCTCCTGTTTCACGGAAGAAGTTTTCACTCCAAAATGCCTTGTCGTCAATCCATACATCGTAGTTCTCTTTTTTGCCTACGCTGAGTTCGTGAAATTTAGCACCCCATTCAATTAATTGATTGTTTGTTAAGTTAAAATAATCTACACCACTTACACATCCTCGTGCTGTCATGTATTTGATAGTGTGTCCTGCATCATATAGTGCATTTACTTTTGCGATACGCTCAGGCATAGGAATATGATTTGCATAATCTTTTTTGCCTCCACTGTTAGGAATAATAACTTCCTTACAAATAGTACCGTCAATATCAATTACATATTTCATAAACCAAGGATACCAAATAAGTTGAACCAACCCATTGCTGTACCAATAGCAACTGGTACACCAATCATCATTAGTGCAATAATAAGGAACGCAAGTCCTGCGCCTTTGTTGTGATACGGTTCGTTTGGATTACTCATGTTCGCCACCGTATCCACGTGAGTTAATTCCGTTGTCTCTACGGAACGCTTTTGGATTGCGTTTTGCTGTTTCGAATGTTGCTACTGTTACAGCAATCGCGGCTAATAGCAACGCATGTATTACCATACTAATTACGCCTGCCCACATGCTACTTACAATAATAGCAAACACAATACACCACATCCATGCAAGTACCTGCATAATCATATGTCGTGTGCTGAAGTCTGGAATGTTACTGAGTGGATTTGTTTCGTGATCCATTACTACATTCCAACAATTATATACCCATTCTCTCATTGATATTACCTTTCTAAATATTACCTTTGTAGGATAGTGAGCGTCTACGTCATCGCGATATTCGATTGCATCGTTTACATCATGAAACTCTTGTGATACTTTACGGTCTTTAAACCAGGCAGTTACTTTGTACATTGATTAGTTGCTCTCTACAATTTTACTTATACAACTACAGTAACATAAAAAATGCTAGTTGTCAACCTAAATAGTCCAACTTTTTAATTGTTCTTTGGTAGGTTTCATATCTGGTAGTTTTTCTACCTTTCCGCCTTTGTCTAAGAACGCTTTCATTTTTTCATCAAGTTCTTTTTGTTTTTCTTGTGGAGTCTTTTCTATCTCGCCTGCTACGTACGGTCTATTGATTCCTGAAAACTTTGACATAAATTTTGTAGTCCTTTCTATACTTTACGTATAAGACTATTTATAGCGTATTTAGACTACAATGTCAAGTTCTTTTTTAACCGTTTCTTTAGTTAATTCTTCTTCTGGACGAATGGGTTCTAACCAAGTGTCAGCAATATATGCTTTTGGACTAGGACCAAACAATATAGTAATATCATCTCCTTCAATCCACCAATGATGATCTGTAACTGCACATTCACAAGGCATACCTCTAAATTCAAACTGTTCGCCTTGTTGAAATCTACCTATGTACTCTACTACCTTTACAACCCGTCCTATGTTTTCAGGGCGTATTGAAAATATAATACGTGCATAGTCGCCTTTTTTACATCTCATTTTTCTCTTTTTCGTACTTCATAACTAATGCTGATAAATGATCTGATTTCATTAACCAACCACTTTCATTTACAATAAACACATCGCCTGGTTTATATAGGTGATGGTCTTTAGGTGTACCATCTTTTTGGAATCCCATTACTTCGCCAGGCCAGTCGCCAGACACTTTAAAGTTTTCGCCTGCTTGATCTATATTATAATCTACCCACATCATAGTATTTTCTCCACTGTTGTAATACTATATTTAAGAGCAAATAATGTTGCCTGTTTAGAATCTGGTATCTCTACATAGATATCGCATCGACAGTATGTGTCATCAGGAAGTGTTTGGCTGTTACTCCTTACGAGCTTCCATTCCCAATTATTAGTTTCAATAGTTTTATAAAGTTCTGTACCTAGTTCACGCATGATCCACATGTTTTCCATGTTTGTCTTTGCATGACTCCATTTGTACTCACATGATCCTAGATAGTATCGCATTACCAAAAACCTAAAGCTCTACCGTTACCGGCAATAATAGCACAACACGTTAATACATGAAGCACTATCCAAAAGGTGCGAAAAGCCAAAGCCTTCCTTACATCTGATTGTGTAATTGGAAGGAACTCTGGCTTATCGTTGTCGTCAATACCAACGGGCATACCAACAGTTCTAGCCCATAATTTAAGCCAGCGCCGTTGTCCGCTCATTACATTGCGTTCTTTTTATCTTGAATTTCTGCTCTACGTGATTTTGATAATTTACCTAAGTCACCTAGTGCTTTTCTTGCTCTTGCGGCAGCAGCTTTTACGCTCTTATCTTCGAATGTCTCTGATTCTGATAGATAGTTGTTAAAAGCCTGTACTATTTCTTCATGTATTGTCATGTTATTCTCCTTTAGTTATTTAATTATACTATGGTTGTACCACTATGTCAACCATTAATTCCTATAGTATTTAAAAAATCTTTGTTTTTAGTGGGTTAAAAGCGGTTTAATCTTCTACAAACACATCACTGCTTGCTGTTTGTGCTTTGTTAGCAACAAAAGATCCGTGTCCGCCAGTAGCATCATCTTTTCTATGTATAAGTTTTCCTTCGGCATATACAGAACTTGCAGAACCAACAGCTGGATCACCACATTCTGTTTTGTCATCTTTGCGTATAACCGATTTGCCATTTACAAATACTGATGCTTGTCCTCCAACATATGCAGTCTGGTGCTTAGGTGAAGGTGTTGGACTATCATGTCCAACGTGTACATCTATTACTGCTCTTACTGCTCCTGGCATTATATTTTTACCTCAATTAAGTCTATTCCGTCAGTGTGTTTGGATTCTATTGCTTTACCAATTATTGCACCACCTATATACTTATCAGTAGCAATACCCACACCTGGTTCATTACTGGCAACAATAAAGTCACCCTTGTTTACTGCGCCAATTACTTTTACCGGAATACGTCCCTTCAGTGCAATTGCTTGTCCTTGACATTCTTGGTTCATTACGAAAGCAGGATTAGTTGTTATAACACCTGCTACTTGTGTAGTAGCATAACCTTGAGCTATAGTTAGTTCTTGTTCTCCGCCAAACATTACAACAGTTCCTGGGTCATATTCACCATCAGTTGTATACATTTCTGCAACGTCAGCATATGTTGCTTGTAGTCTAGAGCCTGTTGTTAAACTCCAATTACCAGTAATGCTTCCTGCTGTTGCAGCTGCGCCAGTTGTTAGTGTAGTAGATGTAAGTGTTCCAGTAAAGTTTTTATTACCAGCAATACTTTGATTTCCAGATGTGTAAACTCCGTTAGTCACTGTGCCAGCATTACCGTCAATACTACCTGTTGCAGTACCTGTCCATTCAAACGAATCGTTAATGTAAACTTTGCCTGTTCCATTTGCTGTTAATGAAAGATTTGTATCTGTTTGTCTAGATGTAATAGTATCTACAATTAATCCTGTACTAACAACAACGTTGCCTGTACCGTTGCCACTTAGGGTTAGATCGGCATTTAGTGTATAACCTGCAACACTGTTAACTTGTAAGGAGTCAGTAATTTGTACACCACCTGTACCGTCACCGCTTAATTGTAAGTTAGTGTTAGCAGTGTAAGAACTAATGTTGTTAACATTTAAGTTGTCTAAAACATTTACATTGCCTGTGCCGTTACCACTTAGTGATAGATCAGTATCTGCTGTTTCACTTGTTATAGTATCTGCTGAAACTGTTGTTGCTGTAATAGTTCCGTTGACATCAAAGTTGTCATTTACATAAACTATTCCAGTACCGTTGCCTGTAAGTGTTAGGTTTGTATCATCATTATAAGATGTTATAGTATCACTCTTAACAGTCGAAGTAATTTCTAAATTATCATTAATTCTTACAACACCTGTGCCATTACCACTAAGGATTAAGTTAGCATCTGTTGTACGTGAACTAATACTATCTACTGTCATAGCAGTTGTAACATTTACTGTTCCTGTACCTTTACCTGCTAGTGTTAAATTAGTATTTGTTCCGCTTCGTGCTGTAATGCTGTCAACAATCAAACTGTCTGATATAGAAACAACGCCAGTGCCATTACCAGATAGTGTTAAATTAGTATTTGCACTTTGCGATACTATTGTATCTGAATTTACTATACTATCTTTTAGTAATACACCTTCTACGCTTACACCACTATTTGCACTAACTTCATTAATTGTGTTTACAGTAAGTGTGCCTCGAACACTTGTGTCACTTGTAGTATTAAGTGTTCCTGTAATATCTAAGTTGTACTGTGGATTGATTTGTTGTATACCAATATTACCACGTCCTGTGATAATCATATGGTCAGCTTCTGCTCCAGCGTTAGTTGTGCTGAATATTATATTACTTGCGGCTTCGTCATCATCACCATAGGTTGTACCATTTACTGCGGCACTACGTATTCTTGACAAGTTTGTTGAGTTATTACCATCTTCAATTTCAAATGCTATTCCAACTGCCATAGGTGTTGATCCTATGTCTGTAGTTGTACCTTTAAGATATAATAAATCTGTTGTTGTTGCATTATTAACTGCTCCCTTACTAATTGTAAGAGTATCAGTCATTGTATCACCTGTGTCTAAAACATAACGTCCATCTAAGTCAACTGTGTAAGTTGATGCATCACCTCTTGTTGCTGTTAACACACCGTCACTAGCATTAAATCCTAAACTGTCTGTTCTTGCATCAGCAATATCAGAAGCAATTTCTTCTTTAGTTCTTAGGTCACCGTAGACTGACCCATCATTTGTAATTTGCCATCTGTCAGTAGTTTCATTCCAAAGTAATTTAACATTTGTACCGGCGCCACGTTCAATTTCTAAGGCACCGTCTAATCCGTCAACACTAGGTGTACCTGTGTAATTACTGTTTATAACAACAGCTGCATCTTCAATTCTTAAATCAGCAAGTAGTGTACCAGCTATTGTAAAGTTACCTTGTACATCTACATCGCCTGCAATATTTACATCGCCTGTTGCGCCGTCAACTTCAAAAGTTATTGCTGGTGTTGCATCACTGTTGTATACTCTTATGTCTCCTGAGTAAGTAACTTCTAGACCACCAGTGCTTTCGATAAATCCTGAACTACCAGTTACACTAAATGTTTCTACAGGTGTACCAGCACTATTAAATACACTTATATCACCTGCTTCTCTAATATTTAAATCGTAACTATCAACATTGTCACTATAAACATTGGCCCAACGGTAAGCAAGTCCGCCTGCCCCGTCTGTTCCTAAATCGTGAGCACTATCTGTTAAAGGTAAAATATCACTATTAACTCTTGATGTAAATGTAACAGCATCAGTAATCTGATCACCAAACGTTGTATTACCAAACACTGTAAGATTACCATTAATCTGTGTATTTTGAAGTCCAACATCGGTAGTAGAAAATGATCCACTTACACTTAAATTACCTGTAACTTCTACTGTACCTACGTTAGCACCTGTAGATCCTGGAATCAAATATATATTTCCACTAGCGGCAGTGCCTGATCCGTATATACGCTGTCCGTTAATTGTAATAGTATCTTCGTCTAGAGTTATATCGTCTACATCTATACTACCTGTAACATTATGTCTACCAATTAGATTTACATTAGTTCTAGGATTACCATCTAATGTATCAAACGTAATAGTTAAATCTTCTTCGTCTTGTAATTCTCCGTTGGTACCAGCATATACTAAACGTGTATTTGTTAAGTCAGATACTTTTGCCGTTGCTAGTGTTGTAGTCCCAGTTACATCTAAATCTGTTGTTACATTAACATCACCTGATATACCTAAGTCGCCTGTTATGTTTGTATCTTTTAATGATTCAACAGTGCCAGACCCTGATGTATTAAGCTCTAAGTTACTATTAGTTGCAGTTGTTTCAACTCTGTTACCTGCTATTCTTACATCGTCTGTATTAAGTGGACCACCAAATATTTCTCCACTAACAGTTAAGTTGTCAACTTCCATTTGTGAGAATGTAGTAATGCCCTGTACTGTAAGTGATCCAGTTATTGTTTCATCGCCAGTAACAGTTAGTAAGCTACCATCAAATGTTAAGTTTGCACTATCTTCAACTTCACCCGATGCGCCACCTAATAGTACACGATTGTCTGTTAAGTCTGTAACCCGAAGTGTTGGTGTAACAGTGCTTGTGTTTACTATTAGAGTATCAGTGTCTGTTGAAGTAGCATTTATATTTGTAACATTTAATAGGTTAAGATTGTTTATATCATTAGTTGCTAAATCTAAGTCGCCTTCAAGTGCTTGGCTACCGTCTAGCATAACAACGCCAGCACCTATTCGTGTTGCACCAACACTTTGTCCTAGATCGTTTTGTCCTAAACGTTTGTTGATATAGTTAACAACAGCCTGTTCAGTAGGTAGAGCTTCGTCACTAATATCTGACATATCACTGTCTGGTGAAAATTCATTTACTGTAACCCCACGTGTAAAACCTAGTCCGTCTAAGTTTGAAAGAGCAATACTTGCTGAGAAACTAACACTACCATCACCTTGGTTAACACGGAAATAGTCACCTACTCTAAAATTACCATCTTGGTCATTAGTAACAAAGAACACACGCCCTGGCGCTGTTTCTGTAACTTCTTGCGACTGTGCTGGACGTCTAGTTGGTGGACCATATAGCTCTCTTGGATAGTTTGAATCTTCGTACGACCCTGTACCAACATCGAGCATGTCGTGGTTACCAGCTTTAACAACTGAGAAGTCTGTAAATATCTTACCCGTTGCTCCTGGAGGTGGACTTAGTCTAACACTTTCTTGGTCAATTAATGCTTGAGTTAAATTTTGATCTAATGTAATAGTATTAGTTACAGTATCATAAGCAGTAACTTTATAAATTGTTCCTTTGTATCCTAAACGTCTGTTAACTAGTTCATCAGCATCATACCCAATAGGGTTAATAGTAAACTGATTTACTCCTGGGCCTATGTTACTTCCACTACCATTTATAACAACTCCAAGGTGGTTAAGTGTTGGTAGGGCTCTAATAGCAAATCTGTTAACTACATTTTCATTTGGTGTAACTTGAATAATTCTATAGCCAACATCAGGTTCGTTATCGTATTGTAATGCTGCACCTAGTAATAGATTAGTAATATCTTGGTTAGTATCAATTTCATATTCTTGCAATAGTCTAATTGTAATATTTGCATTGTCTGGGATATCTGCTAATAGTCCTGAAGCACTTCCTCGAATGTTTAGTTTGTTGCCGTTGAAGTTACCAATTTCATAACTTACATTACCTGTTGCACCACCGTGTGCAATATCTGCAACCATAACATTAAAGAACTCTGCCGCAGAGCTATCATAACCTTGTGCATTTTTAATTGTAATTTGTAGATCGCCGGCTACGTTTTCGCTTGCTATAGTACTATCGGCTTGTGCTACAAACACACTTTCATTAACTGTTGCTGCATTAACAGGAACTTCGAATGGGTTTCTCCCTTCAGCGCCTAATCCGTATATTCCGTTTGAACTTGAACCATTAAGTGAACGTACTTCTGATCCGCTTTCTGCTTTGTATGTGTATCCACAATAGTATGTGAATATACTAACAAGCTCAACTCTTGCATTGTTTCTTGCTAGTACACCGTAACCTAAGTTACCAAACATTGTCCAGTCAGTAGCAACAAATGACTTGTTACCAGCTGTAATCATTGTTAAGTTTCTATCTACAAGTGCAGGTAGTAATGGAGTTTCACTGCTTATATTAATAGTATATTTAGGTAGACTCTGCGGACCTTGTGTTTCTCCGTTCTCCATAATATCAAGTATTATATCGAAGTCGCTGTTTGCTTTATCTTTTATAGTCTGTGCTACAACATCTGCTGTAATAGTTTGTGTTGAAACAGATTGGTATGTTGGCGATGCTGTTACGTTACTTAATACATTTTGTATAAGTCCTTTGACATGATTGTTTGCCGCTAGTGTTTCTGTTAGCTGTGCGCCAATTGCAACACTTGGGTCACCTAAGTCGCTTACACCTCTATAATAACTTCTGCCTGCTTCTACACTTCTTCTACTGCCTCCAAACAAATCGTTTGCAATAGCTGCAACAATGTATCCTGTATCACGTTTGCATAACACATCGTTGTAAACAAATGCAGGATACGAAGCATTAATAAATGCAATAGTTTCATCTTGTATCCAACTAATGTTCGACATAATAAGATCATGTGCTTCTTTAATACTTACATAGTTTGTAATTAAATTAGTTATTATACCAAATAGTGTTGTGATTGTTGCGTCTGTGCCTGCTTCACCATTATTACTATTAGTCGTTTGTGTAACTACACTTTGTAACGGAGTAACAGAAGTGTTAGCAACACAGGCAATCGCAAGATCTCTTGCTTTGTTTATTGCATCAACTGTTTCGGCTTCTTGGTCAGCAATTACTGTACTTCCTGTTTCAAAATAAGTTGCCGCGGCCTCACAAGTTTCAGCTTCTCCACCGTAGGTTAAGTCGTGTATCATTGCATCAATGATAAGTCCTACATCTCTACGACATGTGTCTTCATCGTACACAAAACTTGCATAGTTAGTATCGATAAAATTAATTGTGCTTGTAATAATATTAGGAAACTCAGTAACAAATGATGTACGCAAGGTAAGTTTTGCTTGTAAGTCATCTACAAATGCTGGAGGTGTATTAGTAACTAATGTTGTAAAGTTAGGTGCTACAGTTTGCGGTGCATAGTTAGTTCCGCTTTCAATTACTTCTTCAACTAGTAATATTAAACCTTGCGCTCGTGTTATAAGACTTTCACTTACTGTAGGTTCAGTAATAGTCTGCTGTGAAACTACTACCTGTTTACGTTGTTCAACTGTAAATACAGTGTTACGCATAATAGTGTCTATTATACTTCTTATAAAGCCAAATGCCGCTATGTGCTGTTGTATCTGTGTAGGTATAACACTTGTTATTCCATTCCAATAACTGTTTGCAATATCTTTAATTGCTGTGTTACCTTCAAACAATAAATCAAATCTTAATGCATCTAATAAAAATCCAATGTCTCTGTTACACTTTGCTTCGTCATAAACATAATCAGTTGTAAAAGGATCTGTACCGTTTACTACTGCTTGTCTAATAAATTCAACTGTTTCAGCCTGTATAAATGTCTTGTTAGCAGCAATTATATTGCCTGCAAAGTCTTTAGCATCATCATATACTGTTGCTGGGAAAAATAAGTCGTCAACATTGCTTGCTCCATTATTCAGAACATCTATGACATCGTCAAATATTGCTGCGTTTGCTTGTTGTACACTTGTAATATTTGACAAGGCTGTGTTAGCCTGTCCTTTTGCATAATTTAGTCCACCAATAGTAGGTGCAAGCTGATCACTTAATACATACGCACTATTTGGTCTTGTGTAGGATAAGGCAGCAACTCTGCCAAAATAGTTTGTACCAAGTATACTATCGTAACTACTTGCTTTTAGTATAAATTGTAAATCACGTTTGCACTTGTCTCTATTATAATCGAACAAATATGTATTGTTAACATATGTAATTGTTTCTTCTTGTATAAAACTTCTGTTCGCCGCTAATAATGTTGTTGCATTTACTTTTGCATCACTAGGTGCTGTAACTGATTGTGCTTGATAACGATTGCCATCTGCATAAAATGCTGTAGGCATAAGAGGCTTACGCCAAAAGCTACTAGCAACCATACTAAGGTTGTCGCCTGCTACCGAGTCTATATTAAATTCTTGGTTTCCTGTAAATCCGTCAGCAAATATACCTCCGTGGAAGCCAACTGCATAAGGATCAGTGTCATAACTTGATTTTGGAAAACATGCACCTGTATGTGGATAAGGCGACTTAGTTAAAATTTGTCCTTCTGGATCTAGTACAAAGGCAAAACTACTGTGCTTGTCTGTTGTATAATCGTGAAACCAGTTTGTACTGTTACACAAGAATACATCATTGTATAAGTTATCACGTGGTGTACTATATTCACTACGAGGATCTGTTAGATAATGATATCCAAAGTATCCATTAGGAAATTCATCTGTTTCTCTCCAAAAGCGTATCTTAGCCCATGGTGATTCACTTGGTACACCAATCTTTGGTCTTACTGTTGTACGTCTTTGTCCTGCTCCAAATATACTTGTGTTCTCTGGAACCTTAATAGGCAAGTGTTCTTCATATATACCACTTGCTACGTGTACTAGTATCTGTTTTGTTTTTATAGGTTGTTCTTCGTTAACGAAGTTTTCAGTTTCAGGATTAGCATTTATAATATCTTCTGCTAAACGCATTGCTGAGTTGATAGTTCTAAATGCCGTACCCCAACTTCTACCTCTTTGTACTCCGTAACGTCGATCATCGTGTCCGTCAAGACTAACATATAGTTCTACTACATCACCGTTGATAACAGTTTTATTTAAAAAGAACCATTCTTGCCCGTCGGCATACTCAACTACTTTGTCGTTTTTATTGTAACGTAAACTGCCTTCTACAGGATTAGGTCTGTCTTTCTTATCCCCACCTGGAAGTCTTAAACTTTTTGCTTCGCCATTGTCATCAATAATAACAGCAAGGTTGTTTCCGACTTTTAGATTGCTATCATCGTCAACTACTAGTTGTTCGTTGAAAACATTGTTACCGCCGTACTTTTCACCGTCACCGACATAAACTTGTTTAGTTTCAGTGTCGTATATTATTTCACCTTTGAGTGGAACAAAGGCTAACCTTTCGGCTGTAGTACCTCTACGTAAGATGATGCTACCAAGTTCTGCCATACTATGCTCCTATAATTAAACCATTTTTATCATAATTCGGATCAGGAACATATGTGGCTTCTCCTACTTTTGGAAGATTGCCACAGTCATTTATTTCTGTATTTGGTGCTGTAAATGAGCCGCCGTCTAACGTAGATCCTGCTTGCTCATAAGTAGTTTTTCCGCCATCTACAGAAGCTCTATTAAAGATATTATTTTTATCAAATGGTGCGCCACGTGGTGTTGTCATCAATACATTCCTTATATGAATGTATTTATCGTGATCTTTACAACGCTATGCCAGTTGTCTTTTCTGTATATTGTTTGCTGATTTGTTCTTCTGTTTTACCCATACAACTTACTGCTGAATTGTTTAAAACAAATTTACCATCAGGTGATACACTAAACATAAATGGTGCAAGTCCTAGTCCTTGTTGCTGTGCAATAAGTACCATTGGCTTTTTTAGTGTGTAAGAATTATCATCTTCTTTTTCTAAACGAGCAATAATTTCTTCACCCGAACTTAACTTAAATGAGACATTGTCCCCAATTTTATACGGTGCTTCAATTAACATTATATAGTATGTCCTGTTCCGGTGTAGTTTGTATTTTCAATGTAATCAATCATTTGTTCGTATCCGCCAACTTTGGTTCCACCAACTATAATTTGAGGGAATGTTCTTGCTGTTGGAAAAGTTTCAAATACTTCTTCTCTAGTAAAGTCTTTACCTAGTTCTTTATACTCGTATTTTAACTGTCTTGTTTCGCATAGTGCTTTAGCTTTTGTACAACTTGGACATGCAGGTTTGCCCCATATAGTTATCATAAACTGAATCCTTTCAATGAATCCTTGTCTACATCTTGTTTGATGCCGCCAATAATATAAGACTCTACTTCTGTCTCTTGTGGAGCAACTTGTAGCCCTGAGCTACTTAACCAATGTTGTGTCCAAGGAAGTGGGTTAGTGTTAACAGGCTGATCAAAAATTGCTTGTAACCCCAGCGCCTTTAACCTGCGGTTGGCAATGTATTCAACATATTGATTTAGTAAAGCTGCATTCAATCCAATCATTGAGCCATCTTTAAACAAATAGTCAGCCCAGTCTTTTTCTTCTGCAACACAATCACGCCATAAGTCGTATACATCTTGTTCACACTCTTTGGCAATCTTCTTCATTTCTGGATCGTCTTTGCCTTGTGACCAAATTTTCAAAACATGTGTGCTTAGGGCTAAATGTTGAGCTTCATCTCGAGCAATAAGTGAAA